CTTGAGCGGTCTTTAAAGGTGATGACGGCCGTACAGGCAAGGATTCATTATTCGTTCAAGCAGGAGCTGGCGCTTTTGCGCGACATCATCAGAGAGTACACACCTCCAGAGTACTCCTATGAGCCAGAAGAAGGAAGCCGCAAAGCCAAACAGTCTGATTACGACTTAGTTGATGTGATTCCCGTGAGCGATCCTAACGCGGCCACTATGGCTCAGAAGATTGTTCAGTATCAAGCTGTGATCCAGCTTGCCCAGCAGGCGCCGCAGATCTACAACTTACCTCAGTTGCACAGACAGATGTTGGATGTGCTGGGTGTTAAGAATGCAGAGAAGCTTGTACCACTGCCTGATGATGAGACACCAAAAGATCCTATCAGCGAGAATATGTCTGCACTCCGAGGCGAGCCATTGAAGGCGTTTATCTCTCAAGACCAGCAGGCTCACATAGCGGTCCACCAGACGTTCATGCAAGACCCTGTAGTGATGAAGACGATTGGCCAGAACCCACAAGCCAACCAGATCATGGCCTCACTGCAGGCGCACATTGCCGAGCACCTTGGCTTCTACTACCGATCAATGATTGAGAAGCAGATGGGAGTGCCGCTTCCTCCTCCTGATAAACATCTTCCTGATGATGTTGAAGTTCAGCTGTCTCAGTTGGTGGCTCAGGCCAGCGCCCAGTTACTGCAGGCTAACCAAGCCCAGGCTCAACAAGAGCAGGCTCAGCAGATGGCGCAGGATCCCCTTATCCAGATGCAACAACAAGAGCTGCAGATCAAGGGACAAGAGGCTCAGAGGAAAGCTCAAAAAGATGCGGCAGATATGCAGATGAAGCAGTCGCAACAGCAGATTGAACGCGAGCGGATCATGACTCAAAAAGAAGTTGACATGGCACGTATCCAGGCAACCATGCAGAAGGACCAGATGGAGCTGGCGCAAGAAGCTCAGTCGGAGAAAAACAAGTTGATGGCTGAAATGATGAGGAACAGAAATGGTTGAAAAGTATTTAAAACATCTAATCCAAAAGGTAGATGACAAGGTATCCCAACTTCAAATATCTATGGCCGATGGCAAGGCTGAAGATTATGCGGAGTACAAGAAGATGTGTGGAGAGGTGAAAGGTCTACTCACTGCACGTTTATTTATAACAGACCTACAGGAAAGAGTTACTAATGACGATGACGAGTGAGATTTCAAATCTTGACATTACCAAGGCCGTGGATTTATCCAAGATCTTGAACACCAAACCAGAAGAGAAAGCCAAACAGCTTCCTCGCCCATCTGGTTACAGAATCCTTTGTGCCATCCCTGAGATGGAGAAGGAATACGGAGATTCCGGACTCGTAAAAGCGGAAGAAACTCTCATGATTGAGGAAACCCTGACTACTGTGTTATTCGTAGTAGACATGGGCCCAGATTGCTACAAGGACGAAAGCCGATTCCCATCAGGCCCGTACTGCAAGAAGGGTGACTTTATCTTGATTAGACCCAATTCAGGAACGCGCCTGGTCATTCATGGAAAAGAATTCCGTGTGATCAATGACGATTCTGTTGAGGGAGTAGTAGACGATCCACGCGGTATTCGCCGTAAATAAGGAACGACATGAGTGAATTTAAATTCCCAGATGAGAAAGATGACGTAAAAGTCACTGTAGCAGATGATGACGCCGATGATCAGATAATCATTGACGTAGAAGACGACACTCCCGAAGAGGATAGGAATAAAACCCCCCTTCCTGAGAAAGTCAAAGAAGAGCTCTACAACGATGAGCTCGAGGATTACTCTTCTAAAGTAAAGAAGAAGCTAATCCAGATGAAGAAGCTGGCTCATGACGAACGCCGCGAGAAAGAAAATGCGTTGCGCGAACAGCAAGATGCAATTAACTTTGCTCAAAGGGTGTTGGAAGAGAACAAGCGCCTGAAGTCAAACCTCAATAACAGCGAGAAGAATGTACTAGATACAGTCAAGAAAGCTGTTGAGATGGAGATGAATGAGGCCAAGCGCGCGTATCGAGAAGCATATGACTCTGGTGATACTGATAAGGTCATGGATGCACAAGAACGTCTTACCCAAGCAACATTAAAAGTTGAAAAAGTAAAGAATTTCAAACCCCAGCCTTTACAAGAGTATGAAACTCCTGTACAAATGCAACCACAGCCAGTCCAACAGGTACGGCCTGACCCCAGCGCGCAAGCCTGGCAACAGGAAAACCCTTGGTTTGGAGAAGATGAAGAGATGACCAGCTTGGCTCTTGGCCTTCATGAGAGGCTAAAGAGAGAAGGTGTTACAGTTTCATCACAAGAGTATTATCGTAGGATTGACGCAACCATTCGCAAGCGTTTCCCAGAGAAATTTGAGGAAGAAGCGGAACAATCACGGCCTAGCCGTAGAAGCTCGGTGGTAGCACCAGCTACAAGATCAACTTCAGCACAGAGAGTTAGATTATCTACTCGAGAGCTGAGCTTGGCTAAAAAACTTAATTTAACGCCAGAGCAATATGCTAAGGCGAAAATAGAAATGGAGGCCTGAAAATGGCTGAAAACAGAAAACCGCGTGAACTTGAGGATAGATTGATGGCTGAACGTCCTAAACAGTGGCAGCAGGCCGAACTTCTACCTGAACCCGACAAGCACCCGGACTACAATTATCGTTGGATTCGTGTTGCTAATTTGAATACGGCTGACCCCCGTAATCTTTCCGCAAAATTGCGTGAAGGTTGGGAGCCAGTTACTTTAGAAGAGCAACCAAAATTTAGACTGTTAGCTGATCCAGCAAGTCGATACAAAGACAATGTTGAAATTGGCGGATTGTTACTCTGTAAGACTCCGAAAGAGTTTGTTGATCAACGAAATGCACACTTTTCAAAGTTGACTCAATCTCAGACGGAAGCTGTAGATAACAGTTTTATGCGACAGAGCGATACGCGGATGCCTCTCTACAAAGAGACTAAGTCTTCGTCTAGCTTTGGAAAAGGTACTTAAATTTTTTATAGGAGTCTTAAATGGCTTACCCAACTGTCTCAGCGCCTTACGGCTACAAGCCCGTAAACCTGATCGGTGGTCAAGTATTTGCTGGATCGACAAGAAACTTGCCTATCCAGTACAACTATGGCACCGCTTTGTATTACGGCGATCTGGTTACTTTGTCTGCCGGTTATGTTGTGATCGCAACTTACCCTGTTAGCACTACCAACACTACTGTTGGCGTGTTCTTGGGTTGCTATTACACAAACCCCACGACTAAGCAACGTCAATACTCACAGTACTACCCAGCTAACGTAACTGCTGGTGACATTACTGCCATCGTTGGTGATGATCCTGACCAAGTTATGCGGGTCGCGGTTACTACTGGCGCTTCTTCTACAACCATCGGTTCTGCATCTTCCATCTTGGTTGGTGTGAACATGGCTGGTAACACTTTGACTGGCTCTGCCACTACTGGCAATAGCTCAGGCGCAGTTGTTGCCGCTTCTGCTACTACTTCTGGTGGTGGCTTCCGTGTATTGAACTTGGTTCCTGACACTCAGATCAGCACCTCTTGCACTTATGTGTCTGGCGGCGCCGCATCAGCAACTTCTGTTGTTGTGTCTGGTTTGGCCGTTGGTCAATACTTGCCCGTTGGAACTGATGTGTTCAACTTGGTTAATGGTCAGTTGCAGTTCACAGGTTCTACCTTGAGCTCTGCTTCTACTGTTACCACAACCGGTAGTACAACTTTGACAATTACTTCGGTTACAACCGCAGTGGCTGGTACTGTTGTATTGGTTCAATCACCCGAAGTGTTGGTTAAGTTCAACTTCGGCGCACACCGCTATTACGTAGCATAAGGAGCTTAAATCATGGCTATTTCACGCGCACAACTATTGAAAGAGCTGCTCCCCGGCCTGAACGCATTGTTCGGTCTTGAGTATGCACGTTACGGCGAAGAGCACAAAGAGATCTACGAAACAGAGACCTCTGAGCGTTCATTCGAGGAAGAAACAAAGCTGTCTGGTTTCTCAGCTGCACCTGTTAAGAACGAGGGCTCAGCCATCGCTTATGACAATGCACAAGAAGCGTGGACTGCTCGTTACAACCACGAAACTATCGCTTTGGGCTTCAGCTTGACTGAAGAAGCTATCGAAGATAACTTGTATGACTCTTTGTCTGCACGTTACACCAAAGGTCTGGCTCGCGCCATGGCCTACACCAAGCAAGTTAAAGCCGCCGCCGTTATTAACAACGGTTTCAGCTCTGCTTACCCCGGTGGTGACGGTGTTTCTTTGTTTAACTCTGCCCACCCCTTGGTGTCTGGTAGCACCAACAGCAACGTTCCTTCTACTCCCGCTGACTTGAATGAAACTTCGTTGGAAAACGCTGTGATTCAAATCGCTGCTTGGACTG